AGCAACCGGCCATCGCTTGATGCAACCGCCAGAACGTCGCCACCCCAGTTATCAAAGGTCCACGAAAACGATGGGATAAAATAAGCCGACTGCGGCCTTGGATAGGTAATGTCTGTGTCATCACCATAGAGCAATGCTCCATAGTTCCATGCTCCATATCCACCGACATTCCCCGCATCTTCGCCAACGAAGTTGTTGGGGGTTATGTTTGTGTAAGTTGACCCCTCCAGCGCATAGAGAGTGTCGCCGCAACCAACCATTGTTAGATGCGTGCCTGCATTGGTTGTCCATGTAAACAATGCGCGGGGGATGCTTGCAAGAGGCGTCTGCGTGATACGCTGCCACCCACCAACAGGAAGCAGTTTGTTAGAGCGCCACCGCACCAAATTTGCATCCCAATAGCGCCCCTTCACCTGTAAAGGCGTGGCTGTCTTTACGACACCTGGAGGAATGGTGATTGGTGCAAGTGGCATTTTTTAACCCTTAATCTTTGTCCCTTAGGATATTAGTTCCAAGGCAAAGGTGGTGTCACCACAGGCGGATTGACTTGATTGGCGATGCTGGTGGCAAGACCGGCCTCAATGCTTGCGACCTGTTCAGGCCCCATAGCATCTTGGACCCAGCCAATGACTTGAGCCTGCGTCAAGTTATTGTAAGGCGTAAAGGGCGAGCCCGCGACATAAGTGACGCCCTGAGTTCCATAGCAGGTGGCATCGTAAGTGCCGTCAGTAGCGTTAACACGCCAATGCACGGTAAAAACTACATCAGTTTTGCCTTCCGCCTGCGGATAACAATTCATCTGCTCGACAACCCAAGTGTTTGTTACGCTCATTTTTATTCTCCTTTAGGCATTAGTTTGTCCCGAACGAAGCAATTTGAGCAGAGAGCGCAGCAAGTTGCGCCTGTAGCTCTTCAAGAGTTGGCTTGGGTGGGGCGACCGGCGCAGGCAAAGATGCAGCGTAGGCGAGAGCCGCAGCTTCCTCTTCAGGAGTAAATTGGATCACTGTGACTTCGCCGGTCTCAACATTGACTTCAATGCGTTCCATGATGAGCCTCTTATTCATACAGGATGTTGATGGAGCCAGCGTCAAAAGTGTCGGTTCCGTTGACTGTGGTGATGCGAACGCGGTCAAGAACATCGGAAAGAGTTTTTGCGCCACCAGTTACAAGTACAAGTGGGTTTCCAGTTGTTCCGCCAACAAAAGAACATATCCAAGTGTTTGAACCAAAATACGATATGATTGCCTGACCATAAAGCACATTTGTGGACGCATTTGTGTATATATTGAAACCAGTAGAAATAGCCGATCCGCTTGCACCGGTATGGATCTGTGCTGAATCACCGTTATATCCTGTTGTCTCAATGCCACCAGAGTCGCCAAGCTGAATTATAGGTGGCGAACTTCCGTTTGTGCTGACGCCATTAAACATCACCGTCACTCGCTTCGCAGTAGACGGGATGCTCGTGAAATCAATGCTTGTCCCGCTGGTGGATGCGACCGCAGTTCCAACCGTGATCCCGCCTGACGGGTTTGCCCAACTTGGCGCAGCACCAGAGCCACCAGAAGTCAAAACTTGCCCAGATGTTCCGTAGTTAGCGCCGCCGATGCCGATCTGGCCGCTGGTGCCGATGCGCATACGCTCTGAGCCGTTGGTCCAAAACTGCACCGGATTTGAGTTAGATGTCCCAACAATCAAGCCCGTGCTTGCGGCTGGAGCAGCATAAGGACCGTAAATAGTCCCGTCCGATATGGGTCCAAAGTCAGCATATGCGAGAGAATTTTGCGGACGAATAGCAACTTGCGTTGCTGTTCCTTTGTAAACATTCAACTGCGTCCCCGGCGAACTCGTCCCCACCCCCACGTTGCCGCTGGTGTCGATGCGCATACGTTCGTTACCACCGTTAGTGGAGAACGCGATAGCGTTTGCACCATCATTTCGGATGTTGAACAAGCCAGATTGGTCTTGGTAAATGATGCCGTTGTAGGCGACGTTTTGATTATCCCAATCCGTTCTGGCCCAGTTAACGGCAGATGCACTGGAAATAAATGTCGCTGCTGTGGAATAATCACTAGCAGCAACGGTGGCAAATTTTGCTGCGTATCCTGCGGGATTAGTCGTCCCAATCCCCACGTTGCCGCTGGAGTCGATGCGCATACGCTCGGCAGATGCGTTATTGTACTTTGTAAAAAAGCGCATATCGCCTTGATAGGCGGATGAAGCACTATAGCCGCTAAAGGCAATGAATGATGCACCAACGTATCCAGACCCACTGCTCCACATATTTGCAGAAGAGCCTGTTGTTCCGTTTTCAGAGACACCAACAAATAAGGTGCCGCCACTGCCATAGTCAGTGTCTGAAGACCTTGTTTGATTGTAGGCTACGTTATAAATTTGCTGAGCATTTGCCGTGGAAGTTGTGGAAGATATTCTGATTTTTGCGCCCGAAGTAGATGAGAGATTTAGCAAATCATAAGGCGAACTCGTCCCCAACCCGAGGTTGCCGGAGGTATCAAGGCGCATACGCTCTGAGCCGCCCGTACTGAACGTCATGGGCAAATAAGCGCCTGTGCCAACATTATAAGATCGGATAAGAAAATTGGAATTATCAATAGAAATGTCACAAATAGATGCGTTTAATGTATCGCTATTGTTATATATCCGCCATGCCGCTCCTGACGCCGTACCATTTGGGATTGCAACAATTCCTGTGTTGCCATTTGTTGTGCTGGTTTGAAACAACAAGCGGTTAGCAATCGTCGCATTGCTCATATCGCCAGTGATGCGCTGACCCGTGCCGGAGAAAGTCAGGTTGCCAGAATTATTGGTAATCGCTGCCGCCGTAAGAGTACCACTCAGTGTGGCGTTAACGAATGAAGCTGACCCTGTAGATGTCAACGTCCCGGCAACGCTCAAGGTCTTTCCAGACCCAACATTTAAGCCAACGGAGGTTCCGGTTCCTGCCGCGTTAAACAAAGCATCGAGCGTATCAAGATCGGTGTTGAGCTTTGTCCCCCAGGTGTCACGGGATGCGCCCACCTCAGGCTTCGTCAGGTTTAGGTTTGCAGTATATGAATCAGCCATGATCGCTCCTATGCGGCGAGCCGCTGCCATGTATTTGTTGGCGCAGGCACATCATCCCAAGTGCTTGTCACCACTGGTACTGTATCCCACTCGTTAACCGGGGCTGCTTCCTGATCCCATGTGTCAGTTGGCGGGGCTATACTGTTCCACACGTCAACCGGCGCAGGCAATGGATGCCAGCCAATATCTCTTCCGACTGCCGATACTACACAAGTTCCCGCCGCTGATCCAGCCGCAGCCGCAGTCGCCCGCAGGACGCCAGATGCAGTGCTGGTTCCCGCCGCCGTGGCGACCATGATTGCCGTGGCGCTGAGAACGCCAGATGCCGTGCTGGTTCCCGCAGCCGTGCCAACGCCTGTTCTGAAATTGATGCCGTCACCAACTGCCGTTGCCGTCGATGTTCCAGCCGCAGACCCAACAACCCCGATAATTGTGTTACTGGTAGCAGTTGCCGTCGATGTTCCCGCCGCAGATCCGACTGCTTGGAAAACAATGGCGCCGACCGCCTGGGCCGTCGATGTCCCTGCCGCAGACCCTACAGATGCAACAGTGGAAGCCCCTACAGCCTGCGCTGTCGATGTTCCTGCTGCCAAACCAACCGCCGAAGCAATCGCCTCTGAAGCCGCCTGAGCCGTCGATGTTCCTGCCGCAGACCCTACAGACGCAACCGTGGATGCCCCAGTCCCCGTCGCCGTCGATGTTCCTGCCGCAGACCCTATAGATGCCGCAACAGATGTCCCTGTTGCATCTGCCGTCGAGGTTCCAGCCGCAGACCCAATAGAGCCAAATATCTGAACGCCAACGGCGTCTGCCGTCGATGTTCCTGCCGCCGAGCCAATACCAGATGTAATGATTTCGCTGGTAGCAGATGCCGTCGATGTACCAACCGCAGACCCAACAGCAACAAGAATTGTCTCGCTAACAGCGGTTGCCGTAGATGTTCCGGTAGCTGTTCCAACGGCGGCAGACGCAGCCTCTTGCTGCGCCGATCCCGATATGGGAAAGGCGGCAATCGGTTGTGCTGCAATGCCGAAATCAGCCATCTAGATCACCTGATCTGTTCAGCCAGATTGTACCATTTCCGCAGACTTGGCGCTAACTTCCGCCACCCTACGGCTCCAGCCTTTGCCAAATGTCTCAAAAGTTGGCAGACGCTTCAGGAAATCCATTCGCATGTCGCAGAGTGCATCTGCCGTCTCTCTGGGATTGCAAGCCTTGATCGCCTCCAGCGACTTTGGACCGATCACGCCATCAGCCGTCACCCCGGCAATTTGCTGGAGATATTTGGAGGCTCGCCCAACGCCTGAGTTCACAGCCAGATCAAAGGCCGCATAGTCCACCCCTGAAGGCAGCTCATCGCCCCTGATCTTGTCCCAGTATTGCGCTTTATAGAAAGGCTTCACGATATTCGGTGTCAGTTTCCGCATTTCCTCCTCGGAGGATTTGCGGTTCCAGTAGGCTTCCCAAGCCCTCTGGGTGACGCCCAGGTTTGTGCGGCCTCCAGGATCGCGCGGATCGTTCACATATCCACCTTCATGGGCCAGCACCATCTCAAAGCATTTGTCCCAATTCTCGCGCATCACTTGTCCTTCATTGTCAAAGCTTCAGTCTTGGCCTTTGATCCAGCCGATGACCCGAAATAGAACTGCATTACGCCGGTCCATGAGGTGCTAAGCGATCCCAGCATCATCAGCAAGACCTCGGTTCCTGTCTGCGGTATGCCAAAGACCATGATCCAGATCAGCGCACCAAAGAACCCGAAGGTAATGAAGAACGCCAAAGCCTTTGGCGTCCAATCCTTGGTCTCCCGCTGCATCTGCCTGGCGCTGTCTCGATCACCCGCCGCAATGCGCTCCAGATCAATGTCGAGCGACTTCATCTGAACCTTGAAGTCGGCATCAATCTTCTTGATCGCCGCCAACTGATCTGGCGTTGCAGAAGCCATAGCCTCAGAAATCTGATCTTCTGAGGCGTCTTCATGTCCAAATAGCGCACTAGATAGGGTCTTCACGGCAACCCCTGCCAGCGGGCCTCCCAAGGCCGTGGCGATGGTAGGAGCAACCTGGCCCAGCAGCGGCCCAAACTTCTCTAGTAGATCCATTTTTACCTCCCGAAGATGAAATAGAGGATGGCGATGAACATCATTAGGAACGCCACTGCGCCAACAATGAAGATCATCGCTGTCACAAAGCCCTGCATCATTTCTTCTTGTTCCCGCTGGGCTTGCAACGCCGCCGCCCGCTGATCCTTCTTGATCTGGGTTGTCGCCGCAAGCACCTGATCCCAAGCAACAATGCCAAACTCGCCAATGAAGTGATTTTTGATCTCTTCCATCATCGCATCGGCTTCAGCCTTTGCCGCGTAGGCTTCCATCGCGATCTGCTGGGCTGATTTACCTGATGTAAAGCTCCCCTTAGGATCAGCGGCAATCCTCGTGATATGGGCAACGCTGTCAAACAGCGATCCAAGATCCTTCGCCATTCCCTGCAATTCTTTGCCAACAGCTATTCCAGCCTTGATGGCCTCATAACTCCCCTTGGCGACTGCAAGGACGGTGAGGGGGTCCATTCATTCCCCCTCTATGGTGAACATCAGGTTTTTGTGATCTGGGTATGCGATCACAACATTCCCTTCTGGGCATTTGTACATAATCCGAGCGATCAACTTTGCTGCGCCTGGCGCAACTGCTCTTGGATTGTCCACGGTCATTGTGTAGCCAAATTTGTCCACTGTCGGGCTGGCCGGTCCAGAGAATTTAGCTACTGATGGGTTTGCCTTGTGGACCATATAATCCGAATCGCGCACCTCAAGGCTGAAATCCTCAACCGTGCAATCGTCCCTGATCTTTTGGCGGGCTACAACCACCTTGAACTGTCCTGATGCTGGTCCGCTGGTGATGTTGAAGTGATCTGCATCCCACTTAAGGATGTCTTTCGGTGGCAATTTGATTTTGTCATAGAGCGAATACCCACCACCAATCATCGCCATGACCGCAGTCACAACAGCAACAGGCTTGGTGATGGTGTCCGCATCAATCACTTGTCAGCCTTCCGCTTCTCAAGGCTGTCAACCTTGTCAAATATCTGCCTGCAAAGGTCTTTAATTTCTTTCAATGCATCAGAGAACTCTTCGCGCCGTACATAATGGCTTGGAAGTTCAACCTCTAGCTGATGAATATCAGCCTTGAGACGTTCGACCGCTTCCCAGAGTTGCCGCGCAAGCCACCCAATCAAGGCAAGCAATGATCCAAGAGCTAAGTTGATAAGCGTCTGCGTGTCCATCTTTTGCCTCGCGATGCACCATCAAAATTCTACATTGTGTGGGCTTCACGGTCAAAAAGATTGACACCATCGAAGACCATGCCACATTGGAAGCGTCAAGGAATGGTCCTTGGCTTACATGTGGCGAAGGTTGCGCGTTGCCGCCTGTGGCTCAGACCCTTCAGTGATTTGTTCGAAACACTTACCCCGGCTTATTCGGTTAAGCCGGGGTCTTTCGTTTAGGCGCTCGCCAGTTCCTGTATCTGGGCGGCAATAGATGCAAGCTGCGCCTGAAGCTCCTCCAGCGTCGGCTTCACCGGCACAGGCTCCTGAATGGTGGCGGCATAGGCCAGCGCAGCCGCCTCTTCCTCTGGCGTGAACTGGATCACCTTGACCTCACCAGTCTCGACGTTGACCTCTATGCGTTCCATATGAGCCTCCTATTCGTAGAAGATGTTGACGCTTCCAGCGTCGAAAGTTTCCGTGGTTGCGACGGATGTGATTTGTATGCGGTCTAACGCCCCACCCAAAGTGATCGGCGAATAGATGTTGGTCTGCTGGCCGTTTTGAGCAGTTGTCCCGCCGCTTCTGCCACCTATTGAAAAATATGACCACACGTTCCCAGTAATGTTATTGAGGACAAGGACCGCAGACAATGTGGACGCTGTCGTAGCCAAGCCACCAATAGCAAAACCCGTAGCAGTAGTAGTCCCACCAACGGCGGATGTTCCAGCCGCAGGAGCGAACATTGTGTATCCGTTAGAGTAGCCGCTAGTCGTATATGAGCCGGAACCAATCTGCGCCATAAGTCCGGTCGTGCCGTTCGTGCTGACTTCATTGAGAAGCAGTGTAATGCGCTTCACCCAAGAAGGAATGCCAGTAAAACCAACAGCAGTTCCGCTGGTTGTAGCTTGCGACGTTCCTCTGACAATCTTCGCAGTCGATGACCAGTTACTACCGTCAGTGGAGAACACGGTATTGCCAGCCGCCGTAGGCAAGATGCTTGCGCCAAGGCCACCGTAGCCGCCAGCGAGAATGCCAGCGGTACTAGCACCCTGTGCAAGAACTGAGATGTTGCGAGAGATGGTCATTGGTTATCCCTCATTCATACAGGATGTTGACGCTACCAGCGTCGAAAGTGTCGGTGCCGTTCACGGTGGTCAAACGAACTTGCGTAAGCGTCCCACCAAGGGCGAACGGATTAGACGACAAAAACAGCGCCGCAGGAAATGCCCCCGGTCTGGTAAGTGTGCCGGAATAAGTCCATGTGTTGCTGCCAAAACTGCTGATCGTCAATGCGCCGCCAAGCGTATCTGTGACAGCCGACAACTGTCCAACATAGAAGCCAGTTGTGAACAGAGCGACACCCGACACCGTGTTGCTGGCTTGGATATAGGCAGCATTGCTCACATAGCCTGACGACACGAATCCGCCAGACGTTCCAAGTTGGATTTGTACCGCAGTGGTGTTGCCGCTGATACTCACCCCATTGAGCATAAAGGTGATGCGCTTCACCCAAGACGGGAGACCAGTAAACGTAATGCTGGTTCCGCTAGTAGAAGCTACAGAGGTTCCCTGAACGATCTTCTGGGTGGACGACCATGTGCTCCCATCAGTCGTGAATATCGTATTGCCCGCAGTCGTAGGAGACAAGGATGCACCAAGACCCCCATTAGCTGTCGGGAGAATGGTTGTCCCCTGAATGCTAGTGGAGCCGGTCCAAGTAGCGATCTGTCCATTCGTCGGCGTACCAGTGATAGTGACGCCGCCCGTGAACGTGCCAATGTTGATCGCCAATACATCCACAATGTCGCCAGCCGCAGCGGCGGACGCCAACACGACGGTGGTTCCGGTTGTGGCCGTGTAGTCGGCGCTGTTGAGCAAGATGCCGTTTACATAAACCTGAACGTAGTTGACCGTGTAGGAGGCCGTGAAGCTGGTCTGACCGGCAGTCGCAGTGAAGGTGGTGCGGGTGTAAGTGCCTGTTGCAGGTGTCACATTTCCAGACGCATCAAGCTGAACAGATCGTGATGCCGCCATCGTGATGAAAACGTCTTTAGTTCCTGCCGAGAATGTGACGGCAGAACCAGCATTGGATGACGAGTAGATGGTAGTCCGCGCAAACGTGTTCGCAGACGAGTAGGTTCCAAGTCCAACCTCCCATTCGTTCAGCGTTTGATGCTGGATCGAATAATAGAAGGTGTCGTTGACGGACAAGACCGCAGAAAATGTTCGATAGCCAGTTGGCGCTGTTCCCGATACAGAGAACGAGCCAGAACCAGCCGTGGTCGATGTGTCTCGAACACGATCTGCGGTCACAAATGCCATTGGCTTTAGTCCTCAGTAATCGTCGATGCAGTCGTCAGGCGAGGCGTCACACCGGAGCTGACGGAAATGCTGGGGCTGACTGAACCACTGTAATAGAGGACACCAGCGCCGCTCGATGCCGTTCCAACGCCAAAATAGGTGATCGTGTTGGTCCCGCCGGTGCAGTTGGGAAAGTCGATGTTGGCGACAGGCGAAACGCTGTTGTTTGTCACCGTCCAGCCGCCCGTTGTGCGAAGGACCGCCACGCGGGCGTAGCCCGTGTAAGTAGCCTCGCTGGTGGACTGATCACCGGCCTCACCAGGGTCCGCCGTGTGGAGCGACACATAGAGATTGGTCAGCGGAGATGTTGCGGCATTATCGGCCAGATTGGCGATGGCCGTTGCGTTGAAGATTAGCTTCAGCAGCGAGTTCTCGAAGGCATTAGACTTTGACATGATAGCTCCTTAACCGTAGATGCCGCGTGGACGGGCGATGAGCGGCGATCCGCTATGCAGTGCTTTCTGTGATTCATCCTGCAAGGATTGAACGCGGGCCAGATAAATCTGGCTGAAGACAGGCATCCTCTGATCATCCATCAGGAATGGCGCTGCATGGGTGAGAGCGCCATAAAGGTAAACATCCGGCGCCTTGGTCAGAAGCCAATTGGTCGTATTGGCGTTTGAAAGCGCAGGGATCTTCCCATAGTAAACCATGTCGATGGTGATCTCATCGACCGCAGGCGGAACCAGTTCGATGACGCCAGTGGTCATCGAGTAGAACCTGGTGCTGGTATAGATCTGAGCCTTGATGATCGAATCAGCCTCATCCGGCGTCACATAGCGCAGGGGGCTTTGACCGCCCACAATCATCATGTTGATGGCTTCCAGCCAATCAGGAGGAAGCGCCACAAACTCGCCATCGCTGGTTGACGTTGCATGGACGATCATTTCACGCGAACGCAGCCGCGTATTCAGATCAGCCTCGCAGAACTGGATGAACGTCTGGATCTGAGACGTCAGATCAGCCCGGTTCAAATAGTCAGCAATGGCTGACTGCAACGTGGCGTAGTTCGTGATTGTGCCCATTAGCTCGTCATCCAGTGCGTTCTGTAGGGCGCCGCCTCATCAGTCATCAGCCATTTGCGCAGCGCCACCTTGTCGCCAAGAATACCACGTTGCTGGAGATCCATATAGAGGACCATCGGAATTGATGCGACCTTGACCATGCCATCAGGGAGCTTGTCAGTCCTGCTGATCTCGTTCCTGATTGCCTTGTTCTGCTCGGCAATCTGGTCAATCTCAACCGTGGTCTCAAGGACGATCTTGTTATCTGTCGTGAAGTGCATCTGCTGGCGTGTGCCAGTGAGCGAGTCATAGGCCAGTTCAAATGAACCCGGCGCGAAATTCTCAGCCATTATCCTCTCCCAGAAAGGTAGGAGCCGGGGGTTAATCCGGCTCCATTTGTTATCAGGAAGGAATGAGGTTCGCGATCACCGCATTGGCCTTTTCAGACTTCATGCGCAGACCGTACTCAACCACCATTTCCTTCTTGTCGAAGTCGCCGGTCTTGGCGATGTCGAACGTTTGGAAGGGACGGAGGTAGGCGACCGAGATGTACTCGGGGTCCAGCACAAAGGCGAAGTTGCCAGGCTGGAAGCGGTTCGGAACAATCGACACTTCGCCGAAGTCGCCGAGGTAAATGTCAGCCGTCGCAATGATCTTGAGAGGCGCGACACCAGTGTTCATCTGGCGCTGCTGAGACAGACCAGAGAAGGCAGACGCTACAGTCTTGTTGTAGGCGTTGACCATGAACATCTTGGCATCGCCGCCCTGCTCCCAGACCTGCTGGATAGCAGTCTTGAGCATGGTCTCGGTCAGAGCCACGTCAGTCGAGGTGGAGAGGCCGGTCCAAGCGGTGCTGGGATAGCCATTGCCGCCAGAACCAGACATGGCCGAGACAGTCGCCGCATTGGCCTGCGAGTTGGTGATCAGCCAGGTAGGCAGACCAGCCGTCTTGCGAGCGGTGGAGGAGCTGTTGCCAGCCACACCAGCCTGGTTGTTGGTCAGAATGGCTTCCATATCGCGCTTCAGCTCCTTGGAAGCTTTCGCTGTCTGATAGGCCATCTGTGTGCGCATTCCGGCATTATCCACGGCATCGTCGGTGCCAGAGACCGAGATCACCTTGGTGCTGATCTGCGTGTAGTTGGCGACACGAACGGTGTCCGTGAATTCAGCGTTGCCAGCAGCCGCGCCTTCGATGGCCGCATTCGACGTGCTGGCCGCAGCAAGAGCGTCAACCTGCCATTCGAAGTAGGTGTTCTTACAAGTGTCACGACCAATGTTACTCATGAAAGGAGTATCGACTGGTGAGATGTCATAGATGATATTGGAAAGGTCTTCCCGTATTTCGTTAGCCGCGTCGTAGGTGGTGACTTTGCTGAGAGATGCCATTTTACCTTCTCCGTGAGTCCATCAGACCAAATAAAGCAGCGGCATCATTGACGCTGCCAGATGCTTTGAGACG